ACAGCCCCACCAGTCTGAAAATGAGTGGAAGAATCATAAGGTGTAATTGGTACACCCACTTCTCCCACAAGATCAGGAATAACTCCATCAAATATTGGTGGATCAACTGGAGGGGTTCCACCACCCATTGCTGTATCAACTTCCATTAAAGCCTTATTAATATCTCGAATATACATCCCGGGGATAGTAAATTCTGTGCCCATAACATCACTCAAATAATTAAAAAACATTTTAAATGAGCCACGATATGGCAATAAAGTTGGAAATTTACCCTCAGGTAAAGTAGCGCCACTTTCAATCAAATTTTCTTTGATGATTCTGGAAGCTTTTCCTAAAGAGCCTCTATGGAGAGTTACTGGTGGTATTCTTTGCATGGGATTAATTCCTCAATTATGTTTTAGATGTGGGTTTAGGGTTTACTTTTGCTTTATGACTTTCTTCGCCACGTTTCAATATAGATTGATGAGTTGCCAATTGTGCCTGAGCTCGAGATTGTTCGCCAACTTTTTCAAGGTCACGTTCTTGAGTAACTCCACTTTCTTGCTCAACAAAATCCAAATCAGTTTTATCTGCATTAGAACTTTCAGTTCGAGCTTTAGCATTATCCAGATTAGCATTTGCATTATTCTCATTTGCTTTAGCCAATTCATTTTGAATCTGTGCTCTTAAAAGCTCAACTTCTAATTCAGCTTTAGCCACTTCCAATGGATCCGGAGGAGGTGGTTGCCAATTATCAAGTTTCTTAGCTAATTCAGGCATATTACGTAATCTGGCTATTTCAGCTTGAATCATAAAAGCCATTTCTGGGTCTGCATTGGGACCCATGGTTTGTAACATAAAAGCTAATTCTTTAGCTTTATCATTATCTGCTTCAGCTGTTGAGATAGAAAGACTGATATCAATATCACCATCTAAATCATCTCGTTTTACTGGAACAAATTCTTCATTAGTAATTCGAATAATTTCTTCATCAGAAAGAAATTCACTATTCATGGACGTTATTTTACGACCAATCTGTTTAACTCCTTCAGCAAGTCTACGAAGAATACCAAGTTCACGTTTGGATACTGCATCCATTGCTGAACGAATACCAGTAGCATTTTCACCTAAGGCCTGGCCAGTGATACCACCTTGAGAAAAGGCTTTAACACCTGAAATACTTTCTGCTTCGTTATTCTGAAGCTGTAGCATTAAGCCGGCTGAATTAGGAATCTCCGGATAAGTAGACATATGAAATGCTGCTCGAGGATCAGTACCTGGATTAAACTCATAATCATCACCACGGTCTCTTTTCCGTCTATTGGTAATGTCCAGGGTCCCTTTAGCATAACCTTCCTGTCCATTAGCACTTCGAGCCATAATATCAATCATGCCCCGGGTAACCGCACCAATAATCTTCTGATTATCTTCGATTAACTCTCCATCTGGCTCGCCATAAATTGACTTCCTAACTGGAAGATACTGCACAGACACAAATGGAAGTTTCCCATCAGGGAAAGGATTTCGAATCAACTCAATCATCGTGGAGCCGACCCAAGTAGCTTTAATTGGCTCAACTAAACCTTCACCATTGATATCCCAAAAGCCCCAATACTCATAGGCTACAAATTTCTTTCTGGGTTTATCAGTGAAGTTAAATGAATTGTCTTCAGGGCCTGCATGATCAGGCTCACCAAGAATAGTATTATTCTCAATGTTGATATAATCTAAATTTTTATATTTACCATCCCTTTCCAATTCAGAAAGACTTGTTTCGAAACTGTAAATAACAAAGTTTGCTTTTTCAAGATCACCCAGGCAAGTAGGATCAATAATGACATTGTTGTAATTACAGACCTCAACACTGGGCTGATTCTTAATTGTCTCCATAACAACTTTGAGACCATCCTGAATCATTTCAGTTGGAACACCAGCTTCTATAGAGGCTTCAATATCCTCCATCATTGCTTCTGGTAATTGCTCTGCTGCTGCAGGATCCTGTTGGATTGCTGCAATAGCCTGCATCATAGCCTGAGCAGCTGCAGGATCCTCAATAGGTACCGGTACAAAATTAGGTACTTCTACCTCACCTTCAGTAAAATCCCAACCAACTCGAACAATTACCGTACCTTCGTCAACACATGCACGGACGTATTCATCGAAAAACTTAACTTTCTGAATCTTAGTATTGAACTGATTATTCAGAACCAAACCATTTTGAATGGCAGCTTTTTTATCTTCGAATGTAACCGGTTCAGCATTAAATACATCATCAGTTGATAAAAATGGTTCTGAAAGAGAAGCATATCGCCATTCAGCCTGTTTACGAATAAGTTTAGGCTGTACTTGAGATTTACCAGTAACTTTTTTTGGCCTGGCATGTCCCTCAACATTCAGACTATCAAGCCAATAATCAATTTTAGATACTTGAGTGGCATGATCGCTACGAGCTTCTTCGTAATCCTGTTTCAGATCACTGACTTTGGGTTCATTGGCCCAATTTGTAAAAATCTCAGAACTCTCTATAGAATCCTGTTGATCGATAGCAATTATTTCAGCCATGGTTTAACCCTGAAGATCCACCCAAATGCAGTTAAGCATGATCGCAGTATTTGGTCTAGCCACAAGACCTCCATTAGAAGAAGTGGCACTACTATCCTGAGAAATAGTTAAAGCACTTCCTACATTACCTGCATTACTTACACCTGATTGAATACGATGATAATGAATTGACCTACCCACATTATCGTCATATTCCTTTTTAGAAATTAGCTTATTCATTAATGTTTTACCACCACCAAGCTTAACACCACCATCTGTTTTCCAATACTGCGTATGAGTATGAGACCCAGTGGCACTGGTAACAGAGCCTGTATGGGAATGCGTATGTAAATGTGTATGCCTTTTGTTTTCACTAGGCAAAAAAGTACCTACATTATTAGCCCCTTGAGTACTACCAATATGTAAAGGTTGTCCGGCAACTTCTGAAAAAGGAATCCTAAAATTACCTGTACCAGGATTTGATGCCCCAGCAAAATGATTCCAGGTTGATCCAAGAGCAGCATATAATTTGGGATAATGTTCAATACTTACTGCTCGACCATCACAAGGCAATGAATTCAAAGGAGCTACTGCACCAGCATAATGGAATACAGAGCCTATGAGGGCCTCTGTAGACTCTCTTTTGGCTCTGGCCACCTCAACTGCCACATGGCATGCAATGGCTTCCTGGCTTACTAAAAGACCTCTGGAAGGGGCATTACCACCCATATCACATGCATGGGTTACAAAATCCCAATTCTCTGCATTTTTAAATGAGGTTTTAATATATTGAGAAGCAGCAAGTGTTCCAGTCTCAATAACAATAGTATCCCCTTCTTTCAAATCATGTACAAGGGTAATTTCTTGATTAGGATAATCAACTATATAATCATAATGAGCTAATTCTTTACCACCTCGAATCCAAGCCATGACCCCAGGTTCATCCACAGGATCTTTTTCTCCCCAATGATAAACAAATCCTTCTTTACTAAGTCCTTCACCAGGGTTTGGAATATCTTTATCACCATCAGTACTAACAATGTACGTAACATCATTTCCTGGATCAGTTGGTCCAGTTGGAAAAGTCAGTAATAATTGATTATATGTTGGAACATTTGTTCCAGTTTCTTCATCAGCCGGTCGAGGTTGAGTGGCTGTATCTCCTTCTCCATATCCAGGAGTAAGATTTCGTCGTTCAATGAGCCGTTGCCCATTTTTATACATACTGACAACAATTAATCCTTGAATCCATTGATCAAATGGAATATTCCCATGATCATCCCCGGGAGCAGCATATCCTGGATAATTTGGATCTTCAGGAGACCTGCTATGTAATGCATCCAATACAAATGGAGCTGTTTGATCGCCTAAACTATCCCAACGAAATTCCCAAAGAGTAGCAATTTCAGATACTCCAGAGAAAGCATCCCATTCAATACCATCCCATACAAACATAGTATGAGAAACAGTATCATAATAAGTATGCCCTTCGACTAAAGAACGTTCGAAATTATCTCGTATTGGTGGAGTGGATTTTGCACCCAAATACCACTCATCAGCTGATACTAATTCCCACTCTGCATCTTGACGAGCATACTGTTGACTATCAATTGGAGCTTCTCCAATACCAGGATCAATACTTTTACGTACCCAAGCAACACCATTGTGTTCCCACATCTGACCATATTGGTCTTTAAAGACACCTACGCCATAACCACTGTCACTAGTCGGATCTGGAAATTCAATCATTGTTACACCTTAATCTTCAATTAATATTGGTAAATTTTCATTGTGCTCAGTTGGCTGAACACCATTGTAATGCGTTGGGCCATTTATGACCCCTGTATTTTTCATAGTGATAAATGCTGAACTAAAAGCAAATAATGCCCAACCAGGATTACCACCTGCTGTACCCGCACTACCTGGATTAGTACCACCACCTACGGAATTTGTTCCAGCAGCTCCAGTAGCGCCTGTATAACCTTTTCCACCCCACCATGCTCCTCTGCCACCTCGACCACCACGACCAGCGAAATTAACAGGAACATTTCCATATAATCCATTTTGCCACGCTAACCCGGTACCAGTACCTCTGCCTCCAGAACCACCTGCAGTACCATAACTTATTGCTGTGCTTCCTCTTCGAATATCATAAAAACGATTTTCCCAACGTGCATTAGCTGCCCGTTGATATGTATAAGGAGCAACATATTGAGTAGGGACCTGTCCAGCAGGTTTCCAACCATAATTAATATCCCGGAAGAACATAACATTGTCCCACCAGAGTTCAATATTGGCACTATTTTCTTTTTGATCCCAACGATTTCGAGGTGTTCCATAAGAATTACGCCATGCGCCATAACTGGTGTAATTACCATTTCCTCCTGTACCTCCTTTACCTCCTCCACCACCACCAGATCTGAATGCATATCGATTATCAATACTTATATCAGAAGTTGCAGTAAAAGCATGGCCACCACTACCACTGTTTGCATTACCACTTTTACCTAAAATTTGGCCATAATTTATAAGAGTTACAGTTCTGTATCGTTTTAAATCCCCAGTAACCAATGCAGGAATTGTTGTTACGCTGTCAATAATCGACCCAGAAATAATAGTGATTTCCACGTCTCCCTGGAAAATACCTTTGCCTTCAATTACATGTTGAAGAGTAAGATTTCTACCACTACCTAAAGTGATATATCTGGTTTTTGGTTTAAGAAAAATGGTCATGGTTAAATACTAACATTCACCACATCATCTTCTACATACGTAACCGTAACATGGAATAATGCCTGTTGATTAGCCACTGAACCAATATTAATCCAAACCCAAGAGTTAGCTGGTATGCTGTTTACATCCCAAGATGAATACCCTTGCCCAGCAGTACTATTACATACAACATTTGTACCCTGTAATACTCTATCACCTGTACTATCTCTGGTTGCTGCATGTAAAACATTAAATGTTACATCAGCATTCGCATCTTTTACATGAGCAAACATACCAATAACTGTAAGTGCTTTTGCTGTCCAAAAGAGTGTTGCATCATCAGTATCTTCAGGATATGAAATTGACATAGATTCACGAAGTTCAACCGGTCGAACAACAACCTGTGCCCAAGCCCCATTCTGACGTAAATGATATTCTTCATTAAGCGGCGCATCAGCCTCTACAGCCATAGCCCCTAAGCCAGAAATTTCTGATACATCATGACCATGATTATCCACTCCTGCAGTAATCAAATCCTGAACTTCTTGCTGAGTATATTTGTCTAAATCGACAATATCAAATTCAACTAAATTAGCCCAATCAATAGCATTATGCCCTTTGGCTCTTCCTTCAGGGTCTGGAACAGGGGTAGGTAATCCTGCCCAAGTATTATTCTGAATTTCAACCCAGGTTCCTTTGAGAATAGGATCCGTAGTTAATGTGGGACCACGTCGAGCATAAATAGGGTATGCCAGAGGATCCCCTACCTGATCGCTAGCAGGAGCTTCTTTTACATCAGGATCAGTATGAATAACCGGTTGCCATTCATAAACACCATCAGTTAAATCATAAGCGCGAGCATACTGTAATCCATCACCAGGAGCTTCTTCCATAGCCCATTCTTGAAGAACCCAACTGTTTCCATTAAACAGCCATTTATTTACTTTACCTGTTACTGGATCAGTATAGAAAAATACCTGATTTTTAATAGGAGTGTTTGGAAAATCAATGCCGCCGGCCATTAGTCAATCCTCAAGAAATTGTGTTGTTATCGCCAGGAGACACTTTCATCCACTGGGCAGAGTCTTTATCTGCATACAGGATGTGTAACGTAGCATTTGATGTATTGAACCAAAGAGTACCTTCAGAGAATCCATCGACTGGAGGAGGTGTATTTTGGAAAACAGTGCCATGAATAGCAATTGGAAGTGGATCTGCTGGAGGTTGGTAGCCTGATTCAATCACAATATCTTCACCTCCAGTTGAAATCCATTGATACCCTGCAGCAGTTACATCATTAAAATCATTGCTATCACGATACAAAATGTACATTCGAGCAGTATCTGTTTTAAACCAAAGTTGTCCAGGTTCATAGGCTAATTCATTTGGTTTTTCATCCTGCATTAAAATATTATATCTTTCAGGGGCATTGCTAGTTACGATACCAACCGTAAATAACACTTCTGTGCCCTGCTCTAATGGGGTATTAAATTTGATATGACGATGATCAACTTCTTCATATTCACCCCAAATCATATTTCCATCTTTATCAATAACGTTTGGATGTTGTAAATGTCGAATGTGATCTGGATTTTGAAAATCCCGTGCTAAATGTACTTCCAGATTAAAATTTCCAGGAATATACGTTAATTCACTACCATCTGGATTATGAGGCAATTGGATCAATTCCTCATTTGCTACCCGGGTCACATAATGCACTTTACTTACATAGGCAATATGGGTCACTGTGGCTGCTTCAGAACCAACATGAGCCACTAAAATATCATTTGGCTGTACAGCTGCTGCATCAACATAAATATGGTGTGAATCGATCTCACGGTATGTTCCATACGTTGAATCAACACTGGTGCTGATATGGTGTACACGATTGATATGAACAGACAGATTATTTCGTCCCACAATATATGGAGTGTCTAAATACACTTCATATTCATTTGTGGCTTCATTTTTTAACCCGGGGGTCAGAGGAACCACTTCAACATGTTGTTCTGCAGCTCCTAAAGGAATCCAAAAATCCTTCGAGTAAACATACATGAGTTCCTTACTGGTGTCGTAATAAAGATCCCCATCTGTAATAGGATTACCCATTGGATCAAGTACTGGAGCTGTGCTGTATGCGCCATAGTACGTGGAATTGAAATGATTAATCTTATCAATAACAGTTTGCAACTCATCTGCAATATCCGCTACTTCCTGAAAAGAACCATCCTCAATAGATCCAGCAATTAAAAGGATCTCCCTGAGATTATCATGTATCTCAGACATTTTGTCATAAGCACTTCCAATGTACTTTTCGACAAGACCTGTATAGGAAATGTTGGAGTTTGTTAACGCCATCCGTTTACCTCGAGTTTTTGGTTTGTTGTGTTGTCAGAATTGACCAAGCCAAGTTGCTCTACTTTTATTACAGAGGCTTCAAACTTTGTCATGAAGTTATTACCCTCTTGAGCACTATCTCCACCTAATGAAGTATATGCTCTGGATGCTATGTATTGCAACAGAGCTTCCAATAAAGCAGATGGAATATCAATTTCAATTTCATCAGGGTATAAATTGTCTTTTGGAATTTTTTCATGATCAGCACGGTATTCAACTAATAATGAATTTGTTTCCATCGGATAAGGAATCTGAATGGAATTATATGTTGGGGTGTTTACTGACCAGGCTTTCCTGGATTGCTGAAGAGTTTCAGTTTGAATAATATAAGGATCTGTTTCATTAAGATGAAGTTCCTGTCCATCTTCATTGAATACCCGTTCAATTTTTAATACATTGTCATTGAAGGGTTGGAAAATTGAATCGTGAATATATTTATATTTAACATCTGACTGTTTATTTGTCGCAGCATATTTATAAGTCAGATAATAAGTTTGAATATGGTCCTGGCAATGGATAATCACTTCCTCTTTTCGAAGAGGGAACCGTTTGTACAATTCAGTTAAAGCCAAATTGATATGAGGAATGATCCTTTTATGATCTTCTATGAGAAGACCTTGATTATCTGCCCCACTGTATTCCAGTTGAGACAGTTCCCCATAGGTCAACTGATCAAATAACTCTGATAAAAGCATAATGAATTTAGCTTACTGTTTCCGGGAGTATACGGTTATACCACGTAGGAAGCAATTGCAGATGTCTTTTCCCTATCCCAATCATCTGGGCCCCACATATCATTATCATTGTCTGCAGGGTCTGGAGTAACCTCTGAAGGCTTCCAGGCTACCAATGAAGCCAACATACTGATGGTATCAATAAAATCATCATGTTTACTTCTGAATCCATTAGCAGCTGCCAAAGTAAGTTCATTTATACATTCTTTCATTTCCCGGCTACTTTTACGATCCTCAGGAAAAAACATTCTATTTAATTTGAACCAAGGAACAACAAGATTGAATCGTTTCATTTTATCAGTTGTTGGTCTGATACCTGGAAGATTGCCATTACGATCACTAGCGAAATTAAAATAAATATTTCGGGTTATCATTTCCTGTTGGAGCCAAGGAATAAAACCACCTTGCTGTCCAGAGACTTCTACCCCCACTTGTTGTGGTTGCCATTCCTGAACCAAACGAAATAAATCATCGACATTTTTTTCCATGGTTTGCCGGCATGCTATTCCATCAACATACATCCAATGACCTTGATTATTATAAGCCCAGACAGAAATTACAGATAAATCTGCTGATTGTTTATCTGAGGTAGCAAAGTCAGTAGTAATATAATAATTGAATGCTCCTCGGTTCTTCATTAAATTGGATCGTTGATACCAGCCAATATCACAATCCTGAATTAAACGATCCTCATCTGACATAATTTTAAGCATCAATTCCTGGTTAAACGTATCAATCTTGCCAGCAAGCATTGCTTTTTGATATTGATCATTCACGTAGTCATAAGTGAATCGATCGTCCCAGGCTCCTTTGAAATCCTTTCGTTCACACGGAAATTCTTCACATACCGGATACACATTAACCCACCAGGCACCTGATTCGACGGCTTTATAGAGTGGGTCCCTGGAATTAAACGGGGTGCCTGACCATATGATTTTGTTCTTCGTTGGATGGAGAGCATAGTTTACTGCTTTGTACACCGTATCTTCTATGGAGGCTATGACTGTAGCAGATCGAGCATCCTCATCTGAGATTAAATCGTCCAGGAGAGCGAGTACAGGACGTTTACCCATCTCTTTAGATCCACGTACACCAGTCTTAGCCCCATAGCCCTTCACGACAGTCCTACGGCCCTCTATGTTGTTAAATTCCCAACGCACATCTGTGAATCGAGTATTTGGAATGTAATACTGAAGAAATTCTGAATTTTCCCAGCGATATTCCAAATTCTTCCTCATATTCTTAACCCCATTTTCTATGGAGTCTGAAACATAAAGTGACAGTGGAACCTCCCCAAAATCAGGAAGAACGCCATAAACACCCAGGTAAAGGAACAAATACTCTCCCAAGAGGGTGGTTTTTGCTGAACCACGAAATAGCATATTACAGATATTGGATCGTTGTCCTTTTACCTGATCCAGCATTTTGTAATGTAATACTGGGGTAAGATTTTCTTCCCCACTGCTGCCATTTACTAATTTGATAAAATTGATAAATTCCAGGGCAAAATCACTGGGTTGATAGGCTGAATCATCAGCAAAAGATACTTCATCCAAATAAGCATCAACTGATTGGGCTATTCGAGTGTCTTCTTCTTTTAGAGCAATATTCATAGTATGATCTTATCATGAACAATATCCTATTACCTATTCTGATCTACTTCTTAAGTTTAAATCAGCCTTTGCCTTTTACTGTTAACGATATATTAACCAATACTGTCTATTTACATGGTGCTGAAGCAAATGAACATGATCGGTTAATTCTTGAAAAAGTATGGGCTAATGGAGTTTATGGTGATTATTGTGAAAATGCTACACCATTACTTGAGACATTTCCCGGGGATATAGTAATTTCAGGAAGAGCAAATAGTTTAATTTGTGCATATAACGATCCAATATATCCTACTTATCCTATAGTCGGAGGATCCAATACAGATGAATTTTTAGGGGATGAGCCTATACCACATGCATTTGTAATCACCAATGATCATGGATATGGTTATGTAATTGATTACTGGATGTATGATCCTGAATTTGGCTGGGCCACCCATAATTTAGGGGATGCCATGGCTCAAATGGCTAATATGATTACAGCCATGAATATTCTTGCTGGACGTGAGATGCCAAGAGGGGAAATGAAAAATTTATTGGATGAATCTTCATATGGGCCTCAATACAATGAAAATGGAGAATATTTAGGAGAAGCAATTAATCCTGCTTTAGCTTTAGAATATGCTGTATATGGTCTTCCTCCCCCACCTCCTCCACTTCCATGTACTGCTTGTGATTTCTTACCTGCTATTTACTATTTATTACTATTAAGTGATTAAATAAAAAAAGCCCCTCCGGAGAGGGGCAAAGCAGGGTATTTCAGGGGAGTGAAATTCTTTACTCAGACTGCTGTGGGTTATTCGGATCATAACACACACAATCTAAATATGATTGATGTGAACACCCGGGCAGTGATTCAGGCGCTACAGAACAGTGTGCTGGAAGATGACCAGGAGTACTACCTTGCCCATCCACACTACCTTGACCATCTACTGTATCGTCTGCTGGAAGCGGATTTGTCTGGTTGCTGCAGCTCCCTCCGTCAATGGAACTGCAATTACTACCTCCTCCAGTCGCTGACTGGCTATTGGTGTCACCACCACATGCCACTAAAAAAACACTACTGGCAAATATTAAGAAAACTGTAATTGCCAAAGGGTAAAAATGTTGATATAAAAATTTCATTGATAATCTCCGTCGAAGGTAAATACAGCCCCATTGCCACAAACGGCAGTCATACTGTCATTGAACCAACTATGTTTAATTGAAATGACTCCCCCATTAAGACCACACTGAGATTTAGCGTAATCCATATTGGGAGTAGTCATAGTAGTTTTATGGATCGTACTGCATGCTGATAACACCAACATTAAACCAATCACATAAGTAAATCCTACCATTTGAAGGATTTGACTCACCTTAAAATCCTCCCAATAATATTATTCCCTCGATCAACTTGCTCATGAATATGAACACCAGGAACAAAAGTAAGAGCCTCAGCAATAGAATATGAACCATCAGGGTTCATCTGCTGCGTAGTAACCTGTACAACACACCCCATAGGGGTTTCCATTGCCTTGGTAGATTTCATCCATCCTTCGGCTTCTGAGGAAGCCTTAGAGAGCAATTTAAAGAGATCATCACCAAACATGACAACATCCTTTACATTTGATCTGCAGGTATTCTGATCAGTATTTTGTAATGATTTTGGTTTGCTTGTTTTCATTTTGAAGCCTCTGCATAATTCGCTTCAAAAAAGATTTTACTCACATACCAACGATCCTGAGGATCCCTTGGATTAATAGCAATCATGCCACCAATTTCTGGGGTATCACCATCCCAAACAGATACACCCTGAGCTGCCAGATCCTCACCTTCTTTATAAGGGCGCATTGGCTGCAAGGTTTGTTTGATGTAATTTTTGAAATCACTCATGAAAAGATCGACTTAACTGCCATCATCGTCGCCTCCTCAATATGAGTGTAAGCAATGGCTTTACGTCGATTATCAGTGTTGTCCAAACGTTGAATAGCTAAAATTAAACTTTTTGCTTTCTGTTTAATTTCATCAACATCATCACGATCATTGGAATTAAAGGATCCAATATAGTCCTCTGGAGTCATTTGTTTCATTATATGTCCTCATTGTGGTGCCCCCTTTCAGGGGGCATATATTTACTTATCGATTTTCAGGTTCCCATTTGGGTTGATACATTTTGGCATAAATTTTACCCAGCTCAAAATCTGTCATTCCGTCAGCAGAATCTAGCATTGCCAATTCATTGACCTCATTCATTTCCTTATCATCAAACAATACTACAGGGACTTCTGAAGGATCAGCGTTAGTAACAGGTTGAACTTCATCCGCTTCAGCTCCTCTTTTTGCACAAAGGGCTGGGGTGCCGTATTGGTT